TTGACCCAAAGCAGCCGCAGCTCACTCCCGCAAAGAACGTAGTTGATGCGACTGCGCTGCGTAATCCACGCCCAGACACAGATCCAGAAAATGTTGTTGTCTTTATCGGATACACTCAAGACTGGACTATAGACCCAAGACTGCGCCCCGGCGTTGGGGTTCAGGGTTTAGGTACAGTTGGGTTTGTGAGCGAAATTCACTTTGATCGCGTCTTTGATGTCACTGGGGTGTCTGGATCGGGCGCTATAGGCACGGTTGTAGTATCCGACAACGAAGATGTGACAGTTTCTGGTGTCGCTGGCGCTGGGGCAGTGGGATCTGAAGCACTTGAGATGGACGTAACTCAAGTCGGCCTTGCAGGCGCAGGCGCAATAGGTGCCGCAACGGAAATTACGAATGAGCCACACCCAACAGGTGTTGCTGGTTCAGGTGCTATAGGTACATCATCATTCTTTATTACAACAGACGCTCCAGTCTCTGGGGTTGGCGGAACAGGTGCGGTAGGATCTGAAGTTCCTGAAATAAACGTAGCTGAGACAGGTGTTTCTGGTACAGGCGCAGTAGGTAACGAATCCTTTGAAACAGAAATAAATGAAGCTGGGGTTGGTGGCGCAGGCGCAATAGGTAGTGAAGTTCCAGAAGTTGAACTTAGCGAAACAGGTGTAGCTGGCACGGGTGCAGTGGCAGGATTCGGTATTTCTGGTGACGGCAACATTCAATTGCTTGTGACAGGTATTTCGGGTATAGGTGCGACAGGTTCTATCGGTGAAGAAGTTTCAGCGTCTGAGGCTATTGAGACAGGTGTTGCTGGATCTGGGGCCATAGGGACAGTTGGTATTCTAACTGAGTTGGGCTGGGGCATTGGCGCATGGGGCGATGGTGCTTGGCAGGCTGATACGCAGCCATTCCCAGCTTCGGTAAGCGGCACGGGTGCTGTTGGAACGGTAGTGACGCAAGTCGAAACATCTTGGGGTATAGATGGATGGGGTGAAGGTACTTGGCAATGAGGTTAGATAAATGAACTACACAACTTTAGTTGCAAACATTCAGAACTTCTTAGAGGATGACAGCTCTGAGCTGCAAGCATCCATTGATGAAATAATAGATCAGGCGGAGGTAATGATCTTTCAGCGCCTGCCAAACATGCCGTGCTTCCGTAAGACTGCCACAGCAAATATGGTGGTTGGAACTTCTGATTACACTGTTCCATCTGCACGAATGATACGTCAGGTTTCCGTTATATCCTCCAATGTTGTGTCATATCTAAACCACAGAATTGATTCATATATCCGTGATTATTCTCCTAATGCTACCACGCAGGGCGTTCCAATAATGTATAGCACCAAGAGTGCAGGCACGGCTGGATCTGTTATAACACTTGCCCCAACGCCAAATTCGACAGATACATACCAAGTAGACTATATCGCCCCTGAAGAGGGGCTGAGTTCAAGCAACGCAAATAACTGGATTGGCGACAATGCCGAAAACGTGCTGCTTGCCGCGTGTCTCTATGAGGCGTCTGCATTCCTCAAGGCTGGGGAAACATTGGCGCTTTATAAGACACAATTTGACGAAGCAGTGCAACTTGCAGTACAAGAGATGCAACGCGATTATGCAGCAGAATATAACGGAGGTTTATAATGGCAATATCACAGGCAATGGCGACCCAATTTAAACGAGATGTAATGCTTGGACTGCATGATCTCGACACAGATACGATAAAGATCGCCCTTTACACCAGTTCAGCAACGCTAAACGCGACCACAACCGCATATAGCGCAACAAATGAAGTTGCTAACGGCAATGGGTACACTACTGGCGGCGTGACATTGGCAAACGCCTCTGTTATAACCAACAGCACAAGCGGTTGCTTTGACTCTGATAATCCCGAATGGACATCAGCTAGTTTTACAGCTCGTGGGGCATTGATCTACAATGACACCGAAAGCGATTTTGCTATCGCTGTATTGGACTTTGGTGGAGACTTCACAGTTTCTTCAGGTACTTTTAGAATTGTTTTCCCAGCGCAAACTGCTAATACAGCAATTGTAAGGATCGACTGATATGACTTCTACCTATGTAAATGACCTTCGCCTAAATGAGATGGCAACTGGCGATCAGTCAGGCTCATGGGGAACAGTCACGAATACAAACCTTGAGCTAATTGGCGAGGCGTTTGGTTATGGCACAGAAGCCATTACTACTAACGCCGATACTCACACAACAACAATTGCGGATGGCGCTGCCGACCCCGGTCGATCTATGTTCCTTAAATATACAGGCGCTCTAGATAGCGCATGTACAATTACTATTGGACCAAACACTGTCAGCAAGATGTGGTTTATTGAGAATGCTACAACTGGATCTCAGAACATAATCATATCTCAAGGCTCTGGGGCAAACATCACTATTCCAGCAAGTCAAACCAAAGCTGTGTACAGTAATGGTGCTGGATCTGGCGCTGCCTTTGTAGATGCCTTTGCTGCTCTGAATGTTGCGGGAGTATCCCCTACAGAACTTGCGATCCTAGATGGGCTTACGGCCTCTACAGCCGAATTGAATATTTTGGATGGGGTAAGTGCTACCACAGCCGAATTGAACTACAACGACATCACGACTTTGGGTACGGTTCAAGCGTCTAAGACGGTGACTGCGGATGCTAGTGGTGATGTACTCTTCCCAGATGGTGACAAGGCCATCTTTGGTGCTGGCAGTGATTTGCAGATTTACCATGATGGGTCTAATAGTTATGTCAAAGATGTTGGTACTGGTGATTTAAAAATACAAGCAACTAACTTTTGGCTTCAAAATGCTGCGGGTTCTAAAAACTCTATTAGGGCAGTAGATGGCGCAGAAGTTAATTTGTATCACAACTCAGCACAAAAACTCGACACAACAGCCACGGGCATCAACGTAACAGGCACCGCGGTAACTGACGGCGTTACTGTAGACGGCACCTTGGACATCGAGGAAGTGTACGAGAAGGTCACGACTGCAACCAGTACAAGTGGGACGATTACCTTTGATACCACGGCGCAGGGAGTCGAGTTTTATACGGCTAACCAAACGGGTAACCGCACAATCAACTTCAGTAACGTAAACGCGAACCTTGCGACTGGCCAATCAGTCACCTGTGCAGTGCTTTTTGCCCAAGGCGGGACGGCCTATTACCTGAATGCCTATCAAGTAGACGGCTCCGCAGTCACGCCTAAGTGGTCTGGCGGCGATGCACCTACAGAGGGCAACGCCTCTGGGATCGACAGCTACAGCTTCACGATCATTAAGACAGCCGACGCTACGTTCACGGTTCTGGCTTCACAAACACAGTTTGCATAATTAGGGGAGAAACTAATGAATTTTGTAGATAAAAAACCTGTATATTCTCCAATGCTATCTAGTTTTGGCGGAGGCTCTGCCAGAGGATTTAACCCCGGCGGGTCCGGGGCTGCTCCGCCGGGGCAGGTTCAATTTACCTCTACTGGCTCGCAAACTTGGACGGTGCCTGCTGGGGTGACTTCTGTTTCGGTGGTGGCGGTAGGCGGAGGCGGAGGCGGCGGGAGTATCGGCGGCCGTCAAGGCGGCGGCGGAGGTTTAGGCTATAGAAATAATATATCTGTGACTCCGGGGGCTAGTATTACAGTCGTTGTTGGCGCAGGCGGCACAGGTGGTGGCACGGGTGGGAGCAGTTATTTTTGTAGTACCAGCGTGGTCCGAGGAAATGGCGCGGCCACTATAGGCGCCGGTTATATAGGCGCTGGCGGTGGTACCGGCGGCAATGGCGGAATCACAAGCAGCATCTGGGGTGGCGCAGGCGGTACAGGCGGCTACAGCGGGAACGGTGGGGGCGGTGGCAATAATGGAGGTAACGCTGGCAATGGCACTGGCGGAGGCGGCGGTGGCTCAAAGTATTATGGGCGTGGTGGAGGCACAGGCGTAGGAGGCGAAGGCACCAGTGGTGCGGCAGGTCAGTCTTGTAACCCATCAGGCGGATATGGCGGCAGTACGTTTACAGGAGACAACGGTTCTGGAACGTCTGTTACAAGTGGTGTTGATGGGCGATGTCGGGAGACTGGCTATGCCGACAAAGATAGAGCTGGATATCCCGGTGGCGGCGGTGGCAATGGTGGCGGAACTTCTAACCTTGGTGCAAATGGTTTAATTAGATTAATGTGGCCCGGTTGTGCAAGATCGTATCC